CCTTTTGTTAAGATTTCTAAATTGATAAGTGAACTAGCCTACAGCTTAGATTTAGATCCTGAAGAGATTCTTAATGATCCTGAAGAAGCTGCAGTTATGGCTCAAATAATAGGAATGCAAAATGCTCAACAAAGTGATGGCACGCAAGCTCAACCCAATAGTCAACCACCAACAGACATGGGAGGCGTTGGAGGAACACCTGCAGAACCTCAAGAACTTGGCGTTACAGGAACTGGCGGTGGCAACATCGGAACAGGAAATGTACCGGTTGCAGGGGAAGATCAGTTCTCTGGTTAGATTAATGGAATTACCTACAGTAGTTAAAGAAGAATTAAAAAGAAATGAGGGAGTATAATGGCACGAAATAAATCTATGAAAGAACAATTAGAAGGTATAGCTATTTCTGTAGCTCCTATTGTTTCTAAACCAAAGCGTAAAAAGAAACTTAAAGGAGGTCAAGCTAAGTTAGACGCTAATAAAGATGGCAAGATTTCTGGTGAAGACTTTAAAATGCTTAGAGATAAAAAAGAAAAAGGTGGTAAAGTTAAAAAAGATGTTATGGATTTAAAATATGCTTATCAAGAAGGTGGAGATGTTGATAATCAAATGACTGTCATGATGTCAAAACCTATGAAGTCTGACGAGCAAATGGAAGATGACTTTATAGATTTTGTAGTCAATAATGCACTTAATAGTGCAGAACAAAAAAAGCTGATGGACACTTTAGAAAGTGATGAAGAAGTAAGTATTATATTTGATAAACTTATGTCCACAGCAACAGAATTTGCAGGATCTGGTCCAGTTGAAGGACCGGGTTCAGCAGTCTCCGATTCGATACCCGCAAGGTTATCGGATGGTGAGTTTGTCTTTACTGCAAAAGCTACAGAAGAAATCGGAGCTGATAATTTACAGCGTATGATGGAAGATGCTGAAGCTAGTGCAGAAGAAAGACAAAATATGCAAGTTGGTGGTGAAGCCGAAGAAGAAGAAAAAGATATGTATGGTAGACCAATTATGGAGTCTGATAAAGACGAAGAAATTAAGAAAGCTATGCTATCTGTGAATCCACGAACAATGGGATAGAGCTACCTTTTAATTAAGCCCTCTATCAATTTAATTAACCGAAAGGCTACCTTGTCAAGACAAGCCCTGCGACACGCGCACATTATAGCAGCTACCTTGTTAAGAAAGCCCTGAGTAGGAGTAAAGAAAATGACTAAAGTACAGAAAGAAGAACAAGCAAATCCATATAATGCTAATAAATCATGGCATAATGTTAAAGAAAGTCAATTTGTATCCGCTGATAATGTGTTCTTTAAAGAACCTAAAGTTAGTGATAGTAATGACGAGAAAGTTGAAACAGAAGTAGTATCGCAAGAGAAACCTTCTAACAAACAAGGATCGAATTACAAAAAAAGATATGATGATTTAAAAGCACATTACGATTCTAAGCTTGAAGAGTTTAAGGCTAGAGAAGCAGAGTTAAAAAAAGAGAAACCTCAATATAAAGCTCCAAAATCTACTGAAGACTTAGATAAGTTTAAAAAAGAATATCCTGATGTATACGAAGTAGTAGAAACAGTTGCTCATATGCAAAGTTCAGAGAAGACAAAAGATTTAGAAGAGCGTCTATCTGCACTACAACAAAGAGAAAACGAGTTAATACACAGAGATGCAGAAAAAAGATTAATGGACAAACATCCAGATTTCGATGATATCAAAAATAGTGATGATTTCCATGGTTGGGCAAAATCTCAACCACAATCAATTCAGGATTGGATTTATAAAAATAGTAATGATGCTGATTTAGCTAGTAGAGCTTTAGATTTATATAAGCGTGATACTGGATTAGATGTTCCTCAGAAGAAAACTAGGTCAAATTCTAGAAAGACTAAATCTGCTGCTGATATGGTTTCAACTAAAACAACTGCTGTTGAACCAAAAGAAGCAAAGATTTGGTCAGAAAAGGATATTGCGAGAATGTCTATGGATGAATTTGATAAATTTGAAGAAGAAATTAACAATGCTATCACAGAAGGCAGAATCGCAAGATAATAATTATTAACTTTTATTTTACGAGGATAATACAATGGCAAGCAATACATCGGATCAATATTTTGAGCCAAGTACAGATACTAATGCTAACTTTGCTAACTCCGTAAGCACACAAACTAATAGTTACTTCCTACCTGCAGTCTACTCTAAAAAGGTTTTAAGCTTCTTTAGAAAGGCTTCGGTAGCTGAAGCTATTACAAACACCGACTATGCTGGTGAGATTACAGCTTATGGAGACTCAGTAAAGATTATCAAAGAACCTGTCATATCTGTAGATCAGTACGAAAGAGGTGCTGATGCTACGGCAACTAAACTAACAGATGCAGAAATCAACCTAGTTGTTGATACAGCTAACGCTTTCAAATTTATCGTTGACGACATCGAAGCAAATATGTCTCATGTTAATTGGAGAGAGGTAGCTTCTTCTTCTGCAGCTTATGCATTGAGAGATGCTTTTGACTCAGGCGTAATAGCCGTTATGTTTGCAGGACTTTCTGCTTCTAGCCCTAATCATGTGCTAGGTTCAGATAACGCTACAGACTTAGCTGCTGGCACATTTGATGGCACAGGTAATCTTGACATTGGCTTTGGAGCTAGTGAGCATGACCCAATAGATGTTCTGTCACATATGGCCCGTCTTTTAGATGAGCAAAATGTACCAGAAGAAGGAAGATGGTTTTTAGCATCTCCTGATTTCTATGAAGTTCTTGCTTCAAGTTCATCAAAACTTTTGTCAGTTGACTACAATGCAGGTCAAGGTTCAATCAGAAATGGTTTAGTATCTTCTGGAAAATTGCGTGGATTTAGTATGTACAAGACTAATAACATTGCCGACACATCAAATGCTGCCGGAAAATGTTTAGCTGGTCATATTAGTTCTACAGCAACTGCTCAGACTATTACCAGTACTGAAGTATTACGCGACCCTGATTCCTTCGGAGATATAGTACGAGGACTTCATGTATATGGAGCTAAAGTACTTAGAGACGAAGCTTTAGTAGGTGCGTTCTACGGAATTGACTAAAAACTAAAACGATTTGGGGAGTTATTCTTAGCTCCCCTTTTCTTTATTATTAACTTAGGAGAAAAATAATGGCGAATCCAGTATTTAAGATTAGAGATACAGGAAGAAACTCAGCAAGAGCCGCAGATGTACAAGAACTTGCAGATCATATTGTCCAATCATGGACATCAGTAACAACAGGAACTATTGCAGTAACTGATGATACTAATACAGATGTAAGTTTTACACAACCTGCCGACACTATTATTAGGGATCTTATAGCCATACCAGCAGGTAACATTGTTACAGCAGGGGGAAGTGGTAATGATGTAGACTTTTCACTTGGAACTTCAGCAGGTGGAACTCAACTTATTGCAACTGAGGCTATTCTCGATGATGGAGGATCAGCAGTAACTTGGACAGCTAATGCACCTTTGTATATTATACAAAATTCACATGGTCATGCAGCTAACCAATTTGTAGGTACATCAACTACAGCGGGTGTTGTAGGTGGTCCAGCAACTTCAGAAGCTATTGCTATTGCAGCTACTTTGTATACTGCTTCAGCAAGAACTTTACATGCAAGATTAACTCCAATCGGAGCTGATTTAGCAACTGCTGCTACAACTGTAACTTACTTAGTTTGTTTCCTACATTTAGGAACTTTACCTGATTAATGGTGTAACTTATGCCAATGATAGGTAGTGATAAGAACCCGGTGATCCTAAACGGCTCTGGTGGAAATAAAAGCACCAGAGTCTTAGGGTTATTAGGTAGAAGGTATTCTGGTTCTAGTAAAGAGAACTATGAAAAAAACTATGACAGGATATTTAAAAAGCAAAAAGGAGATAAGTAATGGCTACTACATACTTAAACCTTACTAATGAAGTTTTAAGAGAAATAAATGAAATACAATTAACATCTGGAACTTTTGCAGGTGCTATAGGTATTCAAGCATTTGTAAAGGAAGCTATTAATAGATCCTTATTTGATATAGCTAACGAAGAACCTCAATTACCTTTCTTTGCTGCAGCAGCTAGTGGAGGTACAGATCCTTTTTATGGAAATGTAACTGTAGCTAGTGTAGCAGGACAAAGATGGTATACTTTAAAGTCTGGTAGTTCTAGTATAACTACAGATTATTCCTCTATAGATTGGGATGATTTTTATCTGACAACTATTAATGTATCAGGTGAGTCAGCTCCTTTTGTATCTAGAAGCTTACATTATTTAGGCTTAACAGATTGGAGAAGACACCTTAGAGATTCTGAGAATGCTGATGATGCAGATACACAAGCATATGGAGAACCTAGATATGTTCTTCGTAGTCCTGATCATAGAAAGTTTGGTTTAAGTCCTATACCTGATAAAGTATATAATGTTCATTTTTATGCTTATTCAACACCAACAGCTCTTTCTTCTCATAGTGATGCAATGGTATTGCCTGATCAATATGGTCCAGTAATAACTGCAAAGACAAGATACTATGTACATCAGTTTAAAGAACAATTACAACAAGCAGCTTTTGCTATGGATGATTATAAAAAAGGTATGAGGCATATGAAAAATAATCTTGTTAATCCAGATCCAGTAAGAATGACAGATGATAGGACATACTTCTAATGGCAGCAGCACAACCCTATTCTGTATCATTACAGGGTGGATTAGATAAAGCTTCTACTACTTTAGAACTTTTAAAAACTCCCGGTACTGCTACAAAATTAGTAAACTTTGAAGTCTCTACACAAGGAGGCTATCTTCCCTCC